AAGGCGGCCCGGGATGTGCGACCGGCCCCCCATGCCCCCCTTCGACCCGGCCCGCGCAGCGGACACCCCATGCTTTCCCTTCCCACAAAAATACCGAAATTTTTTTTTCGGCCATTCTCTCAGCTCAAACACCAATTTTTTTTTGTAAATTTAAGTACCGCCTTGACTTCTCAATTTTTTTTTCTAATAATTTCGGCTTATTTCAAGAAGGAGTTATCATGGCCCGTATGCCGATGCCGATGCCGATGCCGATGCCGCCGCCAGCCGCGATGGCGGATGACGCTATGATGGCGGATGACGCTATGATGGCGGATGACGCTATGGCGGAAGGTTATGTCATTGAAATTATCGTTAAGGCTGACGGTAGTTTCGCGGTTTCCAAAGAAGATTTGCGGATGGAAGCCGAAGAAGGCCCGGGCGAAGAAGCCATGAGCTACGACAGTCTTGGTCAGGCCCTGAAGGCTGTTATGGACATTATCAAGACCAACCCGATTGGCGCTTCGGAACAGAGTCAGTTTGACGCGGGTTTTGAGGCGAATGTCGCCTAAACAGGCGCGTTTTGCTGCGGCGTATGTTGCGAACGGCGGTAACGGCGTTGCGGCGGCGGCGACTGCGGGTTATGTGCAGGCTAACGCGACGGCGTTATTGAGCAAGCCCAAGGTGCAAAATTTGATTGCCGAACTTGCGTCAAAGGTTGCTGAGAAGTATGAGCTTACGGTTGAACTAGCGGCGGCAAACATCTACCGCGAAATGACTTTTGACCCTGCGTGTTTGTTTAATTCGGACGGCACGGCGAAGAACATTCACGAACTGAGCCCTGACACACGCATGGCGTTGGCGGGTGTTGAGGTTGACGGGGGTGTTGTTCGCTACAAGTGGGCTTCCAAGTCTGCTGCGCGGGGTGATCTGATGAAGCATCTGGGTATGTTCGAGCGCGATAACGCTCAAAAAGGCGAGAGTTTGTCCCTCTTAATCAAGTTGGTGTGACATGCCGCTGAAAAAATCCACAAGTCCTGCCGCGTTTAAGTCCAACATAAAAGCCGAAATCAAAGCGGGTAAGCCCCAGAAGCAGGCGGTTGCCATTGCGTATTCGGTTAAACGCGCGGCGGAGGGGAAAAAATGAGCAATAAAGAAAACGTATCGTTAAGTGTCGGCCGCGGCGAGAAATTGCCGGTCAGCCAAGGCGCGGGTTTGACCGCTAAAGGGCGTGAGAAATACAACCGTGAGACCGGGTCGAATTTGAAAGCCCCGGCACCTAACCCTACGACTAGCGCCGACAAAGGCCGAAAAGCTAGTTTTTGCGCTCGCATGGAAGGTGTTGTTAAGCACGCTAGCGGCCCTGCCGAGAGAGCTAAGGCGTCACTCAAACGATGGAAGTGCTAGATCATGGAAGCTAAGAACCCCGGACTTTACGCCAACATTAAAGCTAAACAGACGCGGATTGCGGCGGGCAGCAACGAGAAGATGCGAAAGCCCGGCTCTCCCGGCGCGCCTACTGCTAAGGCGTTTAAGGACTCAGCGAAAAAGAAATGAAAGAGCTTCCGCTAGAACTACCCAAGAAGTTGGGGTTCTTGTTGGAGCCGCATCGGTACAAGGTTGTTTACGGCGGTCGTGGATCGGCCAAGAGCTGGTCTTTTGCCCGCACTTTGATTGCGCTGGGCGCGTCTCGTCCGTTGCGAATACTCTGCGCGCGTGAGTTTCAACGCTCGATTAAAGATTCGGTGCATCGTCTGTTGTCCGACCAGATTCAGAAAATGGGTCTTGGTGCGTTTTACGAAGTTCTAGAGGCGGAGATTCGGGGTCGTAACGGCACGGAGTTCATCTTCGCGGGTTTGGCGGGGCATACGATTGAGTCGATCAAGTCGTATGAAGGCGTGAACATTGCGTGGATCGAGGAAGCGCAGACGGTGTCCAAGCGGTCTTGGGACATTTTGACGCCGACCATTCGCGCGCAAGAGAGCGAAATCTGGGTGAGTTTCAACCCCGCGTTGGACACAGACGACACATGGCGTCGTTTTGTTGGCAGCCCGCCGCCGAGTGCGAAGGTTGCCCAAATGAATTACCACGACAACCAGTGGTTCCCGGAGGTTTTGGAGGCGGAGCGTCTTTACTGCCAGCAACATAACCCGGTTGATTACGACAACATTTGGGAAGGCAAGTGCGTCAGTGTGGTATCGGGGGCGATCTACGCCCGCGAAGTCATCGATATGATGGAAGAAAACCGCATTCGTCCGGTTCCGTATGATCCGGGGCTACCGGTGCATACTGTTTGGGATTTGGGCTGGAACGACGCCAATTCGGTAATTCTGCTTCAACGGTTACATTCCGAAGTTCGCATATTGGAATATCTGGAAGGCAGCCATCAGTCGCTTCCGGAATGGGTCGCGGAGTTACAGAAGCGCCGGTATGTCTGGGGAACGGACTACTTGCCGCACGATGGCGGCCAAACACGCGGGCAAACGGGTAAGACCGACGCACAGGTTGTAAGGTCGTTTGGAAGACGCGTTGAAGTTATGCCCCGAAGTGATATAGAGGTAGGTATCCGCGCTGCGCGAGGTATGTTCCCCCGCGTTTACATGGATGAGACCAAATGCGCTCGTTTAGTTGATTGTTTGAAGCGTTATCGGCGGTCGGTTCCGGTATCCACAGGGGAGCCCGCTTCGCCGGTACATGACGAATACAGTCATGGCGCGGATGCTTTTAGAGGGTTGGGCATGATTGTGGATAAAATTCGCAATGCAGGGGATAGGGCACCGCCGGAAGTATTGCCCGGTTTCACCTCATTTGACGCGTCTATGGGCGCATTAGGGTAACTGACATGTCCGCACCTATTTACAACACGAATCTTCACGCGCCCCTCTACGAGGCGACCTACCGCAAAGCCACCTTTTTTGGCTCTAATGGCGCTACACCATCGGTTACCACGGTTGCTCTCGCAACGACGTATACGGGGTTGTGTCTGTATAACCCCGCGGGTACGGCCGTTAATCTAGCGGTGAGCAATGTGGGCTACTCGTTTTTGGTGGCGTTACCTGCGGCCGCAACCATTGGCTTGCTGGTGGGTTATGCGGCGGCGGGTATTGTCACCGCTGTCGCCGCGGCGTCTCCGGGCGCATCCAGCAACATCGGCACGGGCACTACGGCGGGCGGCAAATGCGCGTTGTCGGCAACGCTTGTTGGCACGCCGGTTTTGCATACGGTGTTCGGCGCGGGTTTGACCGGCGCGATTACCACGACACCGCAGAACCAGACTATCTTTGACATGGGCGGCTCGCTTATTCTGCCTCCGGGCGCTTATGCGGCCATTTATACATCCACCATTTCCGGCGCGGCGTCGCTCGTCGGCTCATTCCAGTGGGAAGAAGTGCCCGTCTGATGGAATTGCCCGAAGAGGTCCAGAATCTATTAGACGCGGAAGACTATCGGGATACCGCTAGTCTTAGCGTTATAGGGCTGGCCATTGCCGACCGGCGTGAAGAAGCCAAAGCCGCGCGACGGCAGTCCGGCATTGAAGACACTTGGTTGGAGGCGGAAGAGGCCTACCTGGGCATCGACGACGCCAATCGGGCTGAATTTGCGGCGGCTCGCTGGATGAAGCCCACTAGCATGGACGGGCCGATCACCACCTCGCGGCGTGATATATCCGAGGAGGTTAAATCCTCTGTCTTTGTTCGGCTGACTTCGCGATATGTGGACGCCGGGGCGGCAAAGTTGAGCGAGATTCTTCTGCCTATCGACGATAAGGCGTTCAGTTTATCGCCCACTCCGATACCGGATTTAATCAAAAGCAGGGCCGATCTAAGCCAAGTCGTGCATAACGGCGTTCCGATGGAGAAAGCGGACGGCCCTCTTACGGTGAAAGATCTTGCCGAAGAAAAGCTGAACCTCGCCTCGACAAAAGCTAAAGCGGCTGAAAAACGCATCTACGATTGGATGGTTGAGTGTCAGTATCCGGCGGAAATGCGTAAGGTTATTTTCGACGCGGCGCGGGTTGGCGTAGGCGTGTTAAAGGCTCCGTACCCTAGAATTGTTAAGGGTATGGCTATGACAAAAAACGTGCTGCAAATAACAGAGCAGGTTATGCCCGCCGCTAAATGGGTTGATGTATGGAACGTCTATCCGGACCCCGCGTGCGGGGAGAACATTCAAGACGGCGACTATATTTTTGAACGCGACTATCTGTCCGCGCGTCAGCTACGCAAGTTGAAAGGTCTAGACGGGTATCTGTCGGACCAGATCGACACGGTTCTCAAGGAAGGGCCGAACAAGATCAGTGTGGATAACCCCGGTCGCCCAGACGACAAGCACAATAAGAATCGTTTTGAGGTTTGGTATTACTACGGTTCGTTAAAGCGCGAAGAGATGGAGCGTTGTCGGCCGGGGTCTACCCTTGACGTAGACAAGCCCGAAGTGTATGCGCTTGTAACGCTGGTCAACGACTCGGTCATTCGCGCGACTATTAACCCGCTTGATTCGGGTACGTTTCCCTACCATGCGGTTCCTTGGCAGCGGCGGCCGGGCCACTGGGTCGGCGTGGGCGTAAGTGAACAAGTGCGAATGCCCCAGCGCATGGTTAACGCCGCGACGCGGGCGCTATTGAACAACGCGGGTAAATCCGCAGGTTGTCAGTTCATCATTGATCAGGGCGGGATTGTTCCCGGTGACGGGCGTTGGACGCTGTTGCCGGACAAGATTTGGTACAAGGTAGCGGACTCGGTAAGCGACGATGTCCGTAAGTCTTTTACCTCGATTGTCATACCGAACATGACGCCTCAGTTAATGTCTATCGTTGAGTACGCCTTCCGTCTGGCGGAGGAGTCCACGTCCATCCCGTTGATTACACAGGGGCAATCGGGCAAGACGACGCCCGACACTTTTGGCGCGGCGCAACTTCAGAACAACAACGCCAATCAGCTTTTGCGTAGTATTGGGTATGCGTTTGACGATTACATCACCGAACCGGTCATTCGGCAGTATTACGAATGGCTTTTGTTAGACCCCACGATTTCGGACGATGAAAAGGGCGATTTTCATATCGACGCCCACGGGTCTGTGGCGCTGGTAGAGCGCGCCATTCAGGACCAGACCATCATGCAGATGGCCCAGATGGCTAAAGACCCCGCGTTTGGTGTGGACCCCAAGAAGTGGTTTAAGTTGATGGCCAAGTCCAAGCGTTTGGACCCTCGCGAGCTACAGTACTCGGACGAGGAGATGGCGCAACTCGCGCAACAGCCGCCGCCGCCGCCGCCCGTGGTGCAGGTCGCGACTATTCGCGCCGATACGGACAAGGCCAAACTTGCGGCCTTGCAGCAAGACGGGCAAGCCAACCGCGCGCTGGCGTTGCAAAAGATCAAAGTGGATACGGATCGTGACACGATCTATGTCCAAGCAGAGCAGGACCGCACTCGGATTATGGGCGATGCGCGGATGCGAGAGATAGAGGTCAAACGAGAATTGGCGATGCTTGAATACGCCAACCGGCACCAGATTAGCCTTGAGAACGTAAAGGCGATGCTGGCCCGGACGGCTATGACCTTGGCGGCGCAGAAGCAGCTAGCCGGAATGGAGCGGGCCGTTGTTAAGCCTCGCGATAACAACCCTCAAGTTGCTCGGCCCGCGGTTGAGCCGCCGGGGCGTGCGCCTAACGGGCGGGCGTTTGAACAATGATCCAGGAACTTATCGGGCGGGTTTTTGCGGCGCGGGATATAGCTCATCGGGCGCACTGGCGCACGACTAGCTTTTCCGAGCATAAAACCTTGAATACATTCTATAAAAATCTCCCTGAACTGATCGACGCCATTGTTGAAGCGCATCAAGGTTTGTTGGGCTTAGTGGACCCCGAGATTGTTTTAGCGGAAGACCCCAAGGATCTTCTTGTCTGGCTAAAGGGCGAGGCCGATTGGATTGAGACTAACCGCGAGCTTATTTGTATGGGGTCAAATGCCGTGGCCAACTTGGTTGACGGTTTGGCCGGTCTTTATTTGACCACCATCTACAAGTTGGAAAACTTGAGATGACGTTCATCTTAACCGATGGGGAGCGAAGCCACCCCCTTTGGCGGAAGTTGGAAGAACACTTACAGGCCCGTATGCTTATTTTGCGGGCAAAAAATGACGGACCGCTAGATGCGTTGCAAACGGCAACCATTCGTGGTCAGATAACCGAAGTAAAGGCCCTGCTCTCTTCGGGAGCCGCGTCTCTATTAGACTAACAGACCACCGAATAGGCCGTCTGTCTTTGAAGGGGTTTTTAATGGCTGATGAGGCTGTTGTAAAAGATGATCTGCAATTCGAAATAGGGTTTGATGATTCGATACCTACGCCTTCCGCGCCGGTAGAAAACACGGGCCCTAAGTATGTCCAAGTAACTGAAGACGATTACAAAAAGTTTCAGTCGAACGCAGATAGCATCTCTGAGATGCGCGCTGCGTACCAGAAACAGTTTGATACGGCTTTTGGAAAACTTGGCGGAGTTGAACGGACACTTACACAACTCACGGCTAGCGGACCCACTGTGGATCTAACGGACGATGTTGTTTCTGATCTGGCCGAGGATTTTCCGGAACTAGCTGCTATGCAGTTGAAATCGTTCCAGAAATTTGCTAAGACCATACGAACAAACCCCGCTTCCGTTAACCCTGTAGACATCGACGAAAAAGTGCAGGCTCGTGTAATTGCTTTGGAAACGGAAGCCCTTGAGGACGCCCATCCTCAGTGGCGCGATTTAGTGGGGGCACCCGACTCTAAAACTGACTATCGCCAGTGGTTAAGCAAGCAGCCTTCGGAGTATCAGCAAAAGCTGAACGTCACCAACTCGGCTGCGGTAATCGCCCGCTCAATAGACAAGTTTAAGTCCGGAACCCCGAAACCATCCGTTCGCCAGACGCTTATGCGAGACGCCATAACGCCTAAAGGTGACGGCCGACGTTCGGAGACCTCCGACGCGGATGATGATTTTAACGCTGGCTTTGCTGGCAGATAAAGGACTTTACCATGGCTATCCAGACCTTTGCCCTGACTCCGGGCCGAATCAATAAGTTCAAGGGCGAAATTCTCGCCCACGCTGTTCCGCTTGAGTGCCTTGGACGTGGTGGCCGTCAGGTCAAAATGCCCAAGAACAGCAGCGACACCTACGTTGCTCGTCGGTTCTTGCCCTACGGTGCGACCTCCACCTCCGCAAACAGCCAGAACCGTTTCTTTCAGAACGGCACGGGCGCTCGCGATACCGCCATTACCCAGGCTCATCTGACCTCGGAAGGCGTGACCCCCACGCCGGAAAGCATCACCCCCGTCGATATCACGGTGGTTATGCAGCAGTATTCTTGCCTGTATGGCTTTACCGACAAGACATACGACCTCTATGAGGACGACATTCCGAAGGCCATGATCGAGCAGGTTGGCGAGCGCATGACGTTCGTTAACGAAATGATCATCTACGGGGCTCTTCGCGCCAGCACCAACCAATATTACGGCGGCACCGGCACCACTCTTGCTACCGTTAATGGCGGCCTTACGCTGGGTCTGGTCCGCAAGATCGCCAAGAACTTGCAGGCTAACCACGGCAAGCCTGTCAATAAGATGCTGTCGGCGTCTGGCAATTTCGGCACTGACGCCGTTGCCGAAGGCTACACTGTGTATTGCCATACCGATCTGGAGCCGGATATCCGCGACATTGCGGGCTTTATTCCTGCCGAAAAGTATGCGTCCGGCACTCCTATGCCGAACGAAATCGGTAAGGTGGAACGCTTCCGCTTTATCACTTCGCCCGATCTTCCGGCTGTTCAGGACGGCGGCGCGGCCATTGGCGCTACTGGCCTGTATTCGACGACCGGAACGTCCATTGACGTGTATCCGTTTATCGTGACGGCGCAGGATGCTTGGAGCCAGATTGCTCTGCGCGGCAAGGAGTCGATGGACCCCACGTTCATTCCTCCGGGTGCCAAGTCCAAGTCTGACCCGTTTGGTCAGCGCGGATACGCCGGTACGATCTGGTGGAAGGCCGTTATGATCGAAAATGCGGGCTGGATGGCTGTTGGTAACGTCGGTTCGAAGACGTTGTCGTAACCCACTGGGGCCGGGAAACCGGCCCCACCACATTTGGAGATCAACATGA